GAGAGTTTGACCTGTTTGTCCTGTTGCACCTGTACTACCTTGAGGTCCTGTACTACCAGTTGCACCTATAGGGCCTGTACTGCCAGTCGCTCCTATAGGACCTGTAGTACCTTGTATACCTGTCGCACCTGTAGCGCCAGTAAAGCCAGTCGCACCAGTGGGTCCTTGTGGGACTATCGCACGATCTACTTGTACTACTACGTTTGGTGTGGGTTCAATGTTTACTTGTACGACACCTGAGCCATTAACATTTACTTGATTTGCCATGTCATTGACTCCTTAATTATAAACGCCATCGCTTGCGACTAAGAACAGTAAGAATATACTTTCATCATATGCTGGTGTTGTACCACTTGCTGGAAAACTGATTTTGATTCTGCCAGTAAAACATGCTGGGTCAGTCGCGTTTATACCAAGATCGGGATCGCCTGGTAACCCACTATATGTGACTTGCAAACTATCACGACCTATCGTCGCCCACGTTTCTTCGTCAATAACTAATGTAAAACTACCTGTAGCATTTACACGATTTGTGATACTTAAACTGATTGGTAGTGCTTCTATGCGATTCATCGTCATAGTGCCACTTGCTGTGCTTAATGCGAATACAGTGCCTGGCGTATATGTTGGTGCTGCACCACGTGTGTCACTGATAGTAAATGTCGTGCTTGTTATAACTTCTTTGACATAAAATGTTGTATTGATTGTCACACCACCAAATACTGTGCCGCGAAACTGTACAGGCATACCTATGAACAGTTCTGCTGTTGATGTGCATGTCAATATATTAGTACCTGTAGTAGTTGATGTGATATCTGTGATCTTGCTGACTAATGGGTAGTCAGTTATAGTGAAATCATAACCACTACGACTGTCACGGAAATTAGTGATCGCTCTGCGAATGATAGTCGCGTCAATAGTCGCGCCTGTTAGATTGATTGGCGTAGTACCTGTCTGCCAACCTGAAGGGTAACTTGTGATGTTTGACCATACAAGATTCCAGAAATCTTTTTGATTGTATACTAGTTCTTGTGCTAGTACTTGCCCATCAAATCCACCGACTTGATTGAGTGTGTTTTGACTGAATTTTGCCATCTTCGCTTTCCTCGCGTTATGACCATACCATGCTAACTCGCAGATGTATGGTGTATATTGTTTATTTATACTGTTGTAGAATAATAAAGATTGCTATTTGATAATGGAGTTACAACATCGAGCGTAGGTGATGCACTAGTTATTGGATTTATTCCACTAGAAATATTATTAGATGAAGTAAAAGTCATACTTGTATTACTACTAATCAAATTACTATCTTGATTAAAAGTTACAAAATATGCACCTACTTTATATTTTCCATCGTCTGGAATAAATCCATCTTTAGGCATTTTATATGCAATAGTTTGTAATTTTTGTACACTTGCAACATATACATGATTACCTACAACATTTATACCTAAAGTATAATTACCTGATGAATTGCCTGTTCCGATTCCATTAATAATATTATGATAATTATAAAATATCGGTGTTAAATTACTATCCATTTTAATCCAACCTTGTGCTCTGCATGAATATATATTTCCATCAGAATCAATAGTTACTGGAACGGCTATTGCTGTATTTTTTTGTACTATAATATTTCCATTACTATCTAATTTTGCTATTCCTTTATTTGTACTTACTACAACATTACTATTGTCACAACCTATAAAATAGATTGTAGTATTTGCATCTGCACGTTTTGCCCATGATTGTGTATAAGTTAAATTTGAAGTTTTAGTCATTTTTATTATGTGGTAACCGCAAGGAATCGCTATAGTATTACCTATATGACAAAAAAATCCAGCAGCATATAATGTATTACCATCAGGAGAAATAGCCAATGCTTCACTTTGAAAACGAGGTGATGTACCACCTGTTCCAAAAACTCCACCATTTGCAACATACGCGCAATTAGCATCTGAAACAAATAGTCTTCCTGCTCCACCAAAAGGTCCTCTTTGATACAAACTTATAACATTGTTTCCATCAGTTTGTACTCCATAAAATTGTGGATAATTGTAAGCCTCTGCTAAATTTTGTTCATAATATCTAATATAATTATTAGCAGTATTGGAAATATTGATTCCGTCTGCTAATGAACTCCATCTAGGAGAACCATTAACACTACTCTCCGCAAATGATGGTAATATTACATTACTTGAACTAGCACAAATACCTAAACCACCTGTACCGTACCATATATTATTTCCTGTATTACCATCTAATTTTACAAAAAAAGAACTTTGCGTACTTACATTTTTTGAAGTCGCTAAAATAAAATGCATATTATTATTTGCATCTAAAGATATACCAGTTCCACTATCTAAACTAGCATATCCTAATATAGGACTGCCTCCTTTAATAGGATAACCACCAGGACCAACAGCAATCCAACCATTACCACTAGTTGGCGTGTTAACAAACGGGGTCTTAGGATAAGTTAATGAACCACTGGTAGTTTGAACTGGCATTATATAATACTCACTAATGTTCCTAATACAGTATATGTATTTGCTGCTGTTTTAATAAAATTTATTGTGTATTGATCATAACTATTGACTGACGCAGATACATTAGGATAATTTCCATTTACCCATTTTACTGTTTGAGATACTCCATCAACTTCAATTGTACTAAGATGATAAGCATTAGCACCATTAGTATTAATAAAAGAACAAGTTAAACTTGTATTAGTACTCATGGTATTGTTTAAGGTTACTGTACCATTTCCGATAAAATTTAATGTAAAATTAGCAGTAGCATTACCTGTATAAAATACTATTGCACCATTTAAAACATTATAACTAATTGTTCCAGTAGCCCCACTTCCAACAATATTAATTTTTTCAAATGCTTGTTGTATATTGGTAGTACCAACAACATTTAAATTTCCTGTAATAGTAACAGTATTAGATGAATTATTAAATGTAAATGCATTACTACCACCTGCTGAATTTGCATTATTATAGACTACGTTTGTGTTACTACCAGCAACGGGTCCAGTTGCACCAGTTGGTCCAGTTGCTCCTGTAGGTCCACCACTTGGTCCTGTAGCACCTGTTGGTCCTGTTGCACCAGTTGCACCACCTGGACTACCTGTCGCCCCTTGTGGACCTGTACTACCAGTTGATCCAGTTGCGCCCACACCACCATTAGCGCCAGTACTACCTATTGGACCAGTAGCACCGGTCGCTCCAATAGGACCTGTTGCTCCATTTAATCCTGTAGCACCTGTGCTACCATCAGTACCATTAATACCGCTTGCACCTGTGGGTCCTGTCGCACCAGTAGCACCTACTATACCACTTGCACTAATTGTTGCTGTTATAGGAGTAACAACAAAATTAAGATTATTTGTATTTGGATCAATTGTTAAATTAATTTCGCTCATTATTGATATCTCACAATCATACCAATAGGTTCTTTATTGACATCTGCCAAACTTGCGTTACTACTACTTTGACGACTAACTTGTAAAGTTACTACAACAACACAACTATTTGCTGTTGTGTTTTGTGCTGGAGGAATTATAGTTGGTGTAGCATTAGGACTACCTGTACCACCTGTTAAATCACCTGGAATATATAGATAACCTGTACCATTAGCAGCATTACTAAATGCAGCAATTAAATTAGGACTATATGTGCCTGCACCTGTACTTGGCTGGGTAGCATTTAATGTCAAATTACCCATAACAATACTTGTATCACTACTATATGTGATATCAGTCGCAGTATAAAATTTTGCACTAGTAGACAATGCCCAATTATTTGGTGAAGTGCAATTTACTGGATTACCTGAACTATCAGTAAATGTTAATGGTAGTGTATATGATTCACCAGTGTATATCTCAATACACTGCATCTCTGTACCAGCGATTGTAACTGTTTTAGCCCCGTTTAATAATAAACTCATTTTTATGATTCCTATATATTATTTATAATTATTTAGATAAATGGTGCTTGACCCTTCAATGATTGTATACTACCAGACGTAATAATAACATTTGCTCCTGATGTAATGCAACGTACCAATACGGCACCACCTGTTATTGTACTTGCGTTACTAAATACTTCAACCTGAGTTCTTTCCCAACTATATTGGGTATCAGGATATATCATATCTATTGTATGTAAACGATTGGTATCGCTAAAATAATATGTGTTATTTCCTGTTTTAAATCCTTGAACAACTTGTAATTGTGTATCTATTGTATCTGTTACAGCAGTAAAACCTACATCCATAAAGTATGATTGATTATTGACAAGTGCTCCAGCAGGGAAACTATCTTGTACAATAGCATACCAATTATCTTCACCATCTCCAGCAGTTAAAACTGCTGCTAGTGCAGGATTCCATGCGCTGGTACTGTTTGCTCGATAGTAATTATTACCATTAGTACCAGCAGTAGTTCTTGCAGTACCTTGATAATATGGATATATATTATTTGCGTTTACGCTAGTACCTGTAAAATAAACAGGAACATTTCTTGTAGTATTTGATGTTGCATTAACTGGTAATAACACTGGTGACAAGTTTGCTTGTGGATTACCTTCACTTATACTAAAATTGTTACCACTAATTCTTTCTTGAAGATTTAAATTTGCATTTAATGCTATGTTTGCTCTATTAGAACCAGCATTAACTATGTCAAATCCAATGCCTCTAAAGTTTAAGACATTTGCACCTAATACAATATTTGACCCTTCTTCTTGTACTGTTAATAAACCACCTGCAATAGAATTTGCAGGTATAGTATTAGGTTTATAAACATTACCAGGTAATCCACCATTACCAGTATTTGGATTATATGGAGTTATATTAGCGCCGCCCCAACTAAATGGACTGCTAGCATCACTAGTTCTACCAGCAAAATCATTACGCGCTGTTACGCTCCAATAATAAGTATTTGCTACTAAGTCATTGACGGTTATGGTAACATTGTTATAATAACCATTTGCACTATCACTGTTAATAAATGGTAATCCACCAGCATTTTGTACAGTGCGATACAATACATGTTGTTGGATATTACTTGTGTTACCATAGTTAAAGTCCATGTATATGACTACACCTTCGTCAGGTACACAACTTGAAACATTAAAACCAGTTATTAATGCTTCGCTATCTGTAAATTCAGTTACAATAGGTCTGCATGGTGGACTGATGACATTAGGATCTTTTAGACCAGTATTGTCTGCTGGCACGAAATCTTGTATAGCATTGTCATTGTAAATTGTACCATTATATTCAAAGGCCTCAACTAATGCACTTAGATTACCTTGCTCATCTTGTACTTCGCTTACGCTGCTCACACGGAATAATTTGTCAGTCCAACCATAGACATCATGATTAACACGTATGATATCACCTGCATCTATCTGTATACCACTATAATCTGTTTGGCAAGTGATGATTAAATCTTCACGACTTTGCAATAATCTACGAACTGCCAGATATTTTGCTTGCACTGCATTATTGACTAAAGGTAGTGCAAAATTTAATCTATTATTTGCTTCGTTAGGACTTAAGACACTATTGTATAATGGATACCATGCTGTGCTGGAGTCAGTAAGATCAACAATCTGATAATCAGTTTGATCTTTGACATTAGTATTTGGATATGCGACTTCTACGCTATTATATGTGTCATTTAAATCAATTGGATTGATTTGTATACCACCGATGACATTGCAACTCTTTGTATTATTTGCATTTACATTGAATAAATTTGCTGTTGTTCCTGAATATGGTCCATTAGGAATAACGCGCCATTTGCCACTTGTTTCTGTATATTGTAACCAACTATCACAAGTATCTACTAACAATTGTAGATTAGTTAAACAATCATTGCCAGTATCTATTGGACCATTGACACGATATCTACGTTGTTGACCGAATCCACCACCTACTGGTGTATATGTAATATATTGATCGCTATATGCATCAAGAGTTGTTAAACTAGTTGTGTCAACCAATGACAATGGTATAGCACATCCATATCTTTCATTAGTCAAGTAATCTAATATTGCTACGCCTGGCTTACAACCATTATCGCCGCCCATGTTATTAGATATCTTAACTTGTAATGTGTCTAGGCTAGTAGTAGTTGCGTCAACATTATATTCTACGCGAACTATTGCATAGACCATATTGTTTAATTCTACGTTTTGTCCATCACTTGTATAAGTTATTGAATTCCAACCATCAGATATACCACCACCTGTAGTTGCATCTGTCATTATTTGATATGGCGTCTGTGTGCTATTGCTACCTGCTGTACTTAAAACATTATCTTGAAATAACCAAATATAAATCTTACCTGCTACCTTAGTATCAATTTGTCCTGGTGTAGTATTTGTTATCAATGCATTGACTACACCATTACTACCAAATTGTACCTTCTTGCCACCATAATATACACCATCTGTAGTATCAAATGTAACTGTCTGTCCATCTGGCTTTTCGCTTAAAGCGATGACATACCACATGAATTTTTGATCAACGCTTATCTTTGCATCTATGATTGGTCCACCTACCCAAGAAGTACCATAGACTATTGGTAATTTATTTTCCGCAGCGGGAGGTAATTGTACTCTAGCACCTGCATCAAGTCCACTACTACTACCAACATCAGTGCGTTTTGCTATAAGTTTGCTGATTGCTTTTGTTGCTACTTTACTAATAATTGCAGCGGCAGCCAATTTAACAACTGCTTTGGCTACAACATTTTTAGCAACTACTGTAGCAATCGCTTTTATGACAGGTACTATAAAACCCATTTAAATCTCCAATTGCCAGATTTTCTCTGACATCTTGTAACCAAAACGACTGAAATCAATATCATGCAATGGTTCACTTGCATGTATCACACTCATCTCAATGCGTTTTAAATCTAATAGTTCTTGTGCATATCTATTATATTCTTCTAATAGTTTGTATCCTGCTCTTGTATTACGCCATTCATCATCAACATACAAAAGTATTTGCGTTAACATATACAAGTCAGGTGCCCATAAGTTTTCATTGATGATGCCTATGCAGATACCTATTGGTTGCTCGCTTTCAGCAATCAATGCTATGCCAGCACCATGCAATATCGTATTAAACATGATGTTAAAATATTCTTCATCAATTGTTTTATTCTGTGGTACAAAACCCATATGCTGTACTTTTCTAGCAATATGTATGAAGTAAGGTAAGTCAAATTTATTTGCTTTGCGTATATTCATTGTCTATTTTGCGTGTTAGTAGTGCCAGGTGTCGTACTACGACTACCACCGCCACCACCGGGTACACCGCCTCCATTATAACCAGGTACAACAGTTTTACTTTTTGGATCGCTACCAAAGTCAAAACTAAATCCTGCTAAACTATTTAAATTGTTCATAGCACTATCGGTTGTGTCAAAATACTGCCAACTGCTTTTATTAGTCTTGCGACCAGCAATGCGATTTTCTAATACAGTCTTATAACTGCTTGCATCTAATGTGATAGTAAAATTATCTTCTACACCTTCACGATCTTCTTGTATGCTATAGTTTGTAACGATGCCTGTAAATCTTACAACAGCATTTGCTAACACAACATTGTTATTGAAAAAGCCACGAGTGATCTCTATTTTACTACCACGTATCTTGCCTTGGCTTTCTAAAATTTCATAGATGTTATTGCCACCTATACCACTTATTTGTATGCTTGTATCTGCGCTAGTTACACGCAAACTACGTTGCTGTGGTCCAACTGCTAATAAACCACCTAATGGATTATATTCAATATTACCTATAGTATCGCTTGTGTAACTTGAACTAAAAGTAAGCATAGTCACATTGCTTGCAGTACCGGTACCAGTAGTACCGTTAGCATTAGCAGTAAAGATAGTACCAATAGCATTACCATTGGCTCCTACAGTTGACCAATTAGTGTTACCACTTGTTTTAATTTCATATTGCACATTGGCAACAATATTGGCAGCAGTGGTAGGATTGTATTCATTGAAAATAACTAACTTTACATATTCTGCTGTAGTAACATTTGCTTTGTTACCACTGACTGCTGGTATACTTGTAGTCATGCTGTACCTACATATTCGTATAATGTAAACTTATCATTGAATTCTAGATAGGCATTATTTACAGTTGTGCCATTCACGCGAACAATACCACCTGGTATTAATCTATATGTAGGCATGTTTGGGCAGAACATATAGAAATCACATGCGTTACCTACTGTGATACCAATATTTGTAATATTGGCACTTAATATATTTGGTCTATTTGTTGTAACTGTGATAGTGCTACCAATACCGCGTGTAACTCTTGTAGTGCTAGTGAATGGATATGGATAATTACCTAACTGTATTAGATCGTTAGGTTCAAAGATGACGCGAGTGCTAGGTATGCCAGGCAATGTCTGTAATACTAATTGATTGCCCACAAAACTTTGTACGCTCATAGCATTTATTTGACCTTGTGACAATGAACCTTGATATCTAAATATCCAACTTAAACAAGCATTAGTGCTGAATGTAACGATCTCTGGGCTAACGCGATCCATGGTATCTAATGCTTCTAATAAATCACGATTGTTATAATAAGTTAAACTTTGTGGCATCTCTAATTCCATACGCCAAGGTTGACGAGTAGGTGTCAATGTCACGCGAGGTATTTCGTTGCGTGTTATCTGTAGACCCACAACTTTTCTGCGATCTATAGTTAAACTACTAGCATTGTTTATGATTGTTTGTAATCCTGCCATTTATTTTATTCCTATGCCATGTATGGCAATTCGCGTTCAGCCATCTTTACGGTGCCAAGTAATACTTTGCGATTTTCTGCGAATAATTGTGCTACGCTCTTAGCATCAACAGCGTTGATGTTATATGTATTATAATTGTTAGTTACAGGTGCATTGACTGCTCCTGTAGCAACACCATTCTTCATAGCGTTATTAGGTACGACTGTGCCGCTAGTCTTAGGTACGAATAATTCTGGTCCTTTCTCACCTACGATATAAGGTTTGCCTGCTTTTGCTGGTCCACCTTCAGCAAGTCCTGGAATACCAAATCCACCAAATATAGTTTTGATCGCTTGTAATACTAATGCTTTGGCAACTATCTTAGCAATGTCTGCTATGACGCTGGCAGCAAACTGTTTAAATGAGAATTTACCAGTCTCAACAAAATCATCAATAGCATCACCTAATGCATCAAAACCTCTTTTGACTGCATCTTGTGCAACAGTAAGTGGTTTCATCTGTTCTGCCATATCTTGCAATGCACGTTTGGCACCTTCTGCATAACTATTTTCTAATTCTGTTTTACGTTTCTGTTCTTCTTCAAATGTTGCTATACGTGCTTCGCTTAGTTCAACAGCATCAGCCATTTGTTTGATGATACGTTGTCTTTCAGCATTATAATTCAATTCACCGATCTTATTACGGTCTTTATCTAGTCGTAATAATTCTATAGCCAATTGTTGTTGTTCTTGACGTAGATTTCTATTGATCTCATTTAGGCGAGTTTGTTTTTCTAACTCATCACCATATAGACCTATTAAATTTAATTCTTCTTGTAGATCAGTAAGTGCGCTTAATTTTTGTAACTCTCTACTTGTATCTTCAACGCTACGTGCAAGGTCCTCTTGTGCTTGTCTTGCTTTTTGTAAACTTTCTATTTTAGATTGTAAAACTTTTTCATCGGCCAAAAATGCTTTAAATGTTGTAGCAATTGTCATCT